AGAGTTGCTTTTGCGAAATTCTTGAGATTGGACATCTTTTCTTTCAGGAGCGGAGAGCCCTGGAAAATCCAAGGCCCCCCGCTAGGTCAAACACACACCAACCCAGACAGATCAGAACTTGAGGGAGAGGGTCGCCGTAATGGCCGCGCCGGTGGTTGTGGACGCGCCGAACTGAACGCGACCGCGAACATATCGCGATCCATTCGAAGGAACGCGGCAACGCTTGGTCTTCGCCGCGATGCCAGTGCCGCCGGACGCGGTGAACGACTCGTATAGATACGATTGGTCGATCACCGAGAAATCGGACACCGAGGAAGCCTCGACGACGTAAACAACGATTGAGGCATTCGGCACGATGGTTGAGCTGAGAGCGGGAACGGTTAGTTCACACTCCACGTCCCCACTGTAACCCGCGCCGAGGTCGATTCCTGCGGAGGTTGACGATGTGCTTGGAGCTGACGGACAAGCGAACGTCTTAACGAGCGCCGCGTCTGTCATGTTAAGGTATTGAGCAGCCATAATCTTTGGGAATTATTGGGTTATTGTCGGAGGATTAGGCCTCGGTCTGAGGCAGCGAATCCGTGAGGATGATGGGCACTCCGTTGGACTCGGTAGGAGTCGCGGAGAACTGGAGGATTGCGCTGTCAGTCTTGGAACCGACAACGGTGCTCCGGCTCTTCTGGAGGGTGAGCTGCGCAGTGCTGTTCATCAGCAAGCGCAGATTCGGAGACCGGCGCATGAAAATGGGCATCTTGGTCAGAGCCTCAGCAACCAGAGCGTCCGTAAGGTAGTTGCCGGAGTTGTTCTTGATCTTCTTAATCCGGACGATGGATCGAGTGTGACCAAAGCCAAGACCAACATAGCCAGAAACGTTGTTAACGTAGGCCATGAACTTCTTGCTGTTGGAGTCAACCACCTGCTGGCGGGTCCATTGATTCAGCGTCAAGCCGCTGTTATTTCCGAAGATCCAGTGAACGCCTTGGATGTCGTTCCAGATCAGGTAGGCGCTGGATGTGTCGGTGGTCCCGCCTGCGGTCACTTCGCAGTTGGTGGAGTCATACAGCGAGAGCATACCGGGGAAGCCCTTGGCGTCCGCCGTGGTGCCACGATAGAACTGGTCGCCTACGCTGATCAGCTTCTGAGCCAGCACGCCGGTAGATTCATCAGCGAGGATCGAGGAAAGGCTATTACCTTCACCTTGTCCAGCGGTCACAACCGCTTCATCAATCTGGAGCTGTGCATCCAGGAAGTAGCACTGAGACAGCGAGGTCTCGTAGGTGGACGAAACCACATCCGAACCCTCGTTCGCATTACGAAACGCGGGCTTGGTCGGAAGCGCGGAACGCTTCTTTGCGGTGTAGGTGATCCCGTTGATGGGACGCCCCTTCAGCTCCATCAGCTCAGGGGCAACGGTGTTGACTTCCTCAATCAGACCAACAGCCGCATCGGCGTTGTTCCGCTTGGTGATGTCCAGCAGTGTGAGAAATTTATCAGCCATAAAAAGTCAGTTTTTGTTTTTCGGTTTCGGTAATTCGTTAGAGCTTGCGGCCTGCGAACTCCTTGTCCCAAGCGGCAGCGGCTCGGTCCTTGCCCTTCAGGTCGGAAGGCTCGGCTTTCTTGCCGGAGTCAGCAGCAACGGGAGGATGTCCAGCCTTGGCGAGGATCTCGGCAGCCTTAAGGTCAGCGGCTTTGGCTTCCGCCTCAAGCTTCTGAGCCTTGGCCTCGGCTTCAGTCGCACGCTTTTCAATCGCGGCGATGCTGGCCTTGAGCTTCTCGCTCTCCTCTTTGGCTTCGGTTGCAGCCTTCGCAGCGGAATCCGCAGAAGCTTTGTGTGCTTCGGAATCAGCCTTGAGAGTTGCGTTTGCCGCTTCGACGGCGTTGACCTTGGTGGTCAGATCCGCGAGCGCCTTCTGCTGCGCCTCAAGCGCAGTCTTCATTTCGATCAGGTTCATACGTTTTTGGTGGTCACTTGATTAGCGCCAGGGCCTCCTCTTCCTCGTTTGCCACTAGATCAATCAGGCTATAGGCGAGGGCCTCGTCAGCGGAAAACACGCGACCATCAAGCGCGTCCTCACTAATAAGCCCGCGCTGGTTAATCACGGTCCCCTTAAAGCGTGCCGCACACTCGTCAACGATGGCTTGGAGGTATGCGATTTGTTCGGGTGTGATCTCGTCGCCAGGGCATCCTACAGCCTTCAGCGGATCGGATCGGATGGTGTTCATTTTCAACCCGGCTTCTTGGTATGCCTTGGAGTCATCCAACGCTTGAAGCACGCAGCCGATTGAACCAACAGAAGAGGACGGAGAGGCCGCGATTACCGTGCATCCGCAGGCTAGGTAATACGCTGCGCTGCACATCTGGCCTTCCGTAAATGCGATGATGGGCTTTAGCCCTGAAGCCGCCTTGATCTTGTCGAACGCCTCATAGAGGCCGTTGACGGTCCCGCCGGGTGAGTCGATATCGAGCAGGATGCTTTGAACGTTCGGATCGTTGACCGCCTCGTCGATGTCGTCCTCGATGTCGCAGTAGTCAACGACGCCGCATGACTTCTCGATCATGCTCACCTTTCGAGCGAGGATCCCATGCACTGGAATGAATGCGGTGGTTCCCTTGATCTCCATCGACTCCAGCGGGCCAAACAACCCTTGGCGCTCTGCTGAAAACACGCGCTTTGCGTCCTCGTCAGAGGCTTCAATCAGGCTGCGCGAAAGCTTCTTTTCCAAAGCCCAGACGATTGAGCGATGGCCTTCGGATGTGATGGCCCATGGCTTGTGCATCACGGCTTCGATGACGTGCGCGAGTCTCATTTGCCCCCCGTTTTCTTGGTGTTTTCCTGCATGTTTTGGCCGGATCCATTATTCGATCCGGATGGTGGAGAGCCTGCGTTACCGCGCTTCTCGATCAGGTTGATCGCTTCTTGAAGTGTTAGGTCTGGGAAATCTTTGCGGATGCCGGTTGCGCGTTCCAGCAGGTCGCGGGTGGCGGTCTCTTGGTCTTTGCGTGCGACCTTCCAGTCAATGCCGCGCTCGCCGTAGTCCTCCTGCATAGTCCGAAGTCCGGCGAAGAAGTCTTCCCGGTTCTGCTGAGCCTCACGGCCAACGTCCACCGAGATCTTGGAAGGCATCTGCCATTTCACACGCCACCAGCCCTTGACGGGCTTGATGTCTCCACGGTCGATTCCCTTAGCGATGACGTAGTTTCGGATGGCCTTGATGGATCGCTTAAGCATCCGTTGACGCTCCTCAAAACGCTTCTGCGCTTTGACCATGATGAAGCGTTGAGACGTGCCACCCAAAGCCGCCGGATCCCAAATGAATTCAACCGGTAAATCGAGTCCGGCAGCCACGTCTCGGTCTAGGTAAGCGAGAAACCCTGTGAACGCTGCGCTTGGTCGGTTGCTCGAAAACGTCTCCAGTTCGTCCCCTTGCCCAAGCTCGACGATTGCGCCGCCTGAAATCTTCTCGAAAGTCTTCGCGGCTCCGGACGAATCAACCACCGTCTCAGGTGATCCGAAAAGAGCCTTCCCAGTCTGGCTGGCCTGCGCTGTCTTAAGCTTGATGCCGAGAGCAGAGCCGATCTTTACCCCTAGCTTCTCGTATTGGAGAATATCCTTCTTGTCCCGCAGGTTAATGATTGCCGGAGTGAGTGCAGACGGAGAAATCACACCACCGAAACGATCCACATCGGCGACTAAAACAAATGAGGAAGCAGGAACGGTTTTATACGTCCAACCCTCAAGGCCTCGGCTCCGGATCGAGAAAGCTACTGGACGCCCGACTTCGTTTAGCTTCACGCCGTCGGTGTATTCCTCATCGCCTGGAGGACTCTTGATCCGATGCGCCGGGATGGCCTGGATTTGAGGATAACCCGTGACAGTCTCAGTCAGTAGAAATCCGACAACCCCGTCCACGTCCACGCCTTTCGACGTGATTTCGAGAACCTTCCGGAAGTCCCATTGCTGCGTGACCTCTGGGATGTCGCACCATGTTGACCAGTAGTCGTCATGTGTGAGGCCAATGCCCGCATCGTCCGCGTCAGAAAGCGGGATAATCCCCTCCCCGACTGTGTGCCGTGCGTTCTCGTTGATGGCTCCATGGATGAATCCAACGTTGTCATAGAGAACACGCGCAACCGTGATCAGGTTTTCCCGAGTCCAAGGGTCGAGGTCAAACTCGTAGTCCTGAGCCCGTCCGTTGATTGGGATCTGATTGTTTCCAGAGAGCGATGCCCCCTCGTAATGCTCAGAGAAACCCCATGAGAACCCCTTAATTCCGGTCTCAATACTGCGGGAAATGCGAGTCAGGATGCCCATTAGCAGAACCTCGGGAAGACTGACCGTGAATTGGTTTGAGTGGTGCCTGCGAGGATGGCTTCTTGCCGTGTGATCTCAGCCGCAACAGCCCCAAGCGCGGACCGGATTTGGTCGTAATTCGCCCGCGTGATTGCCCGCCCATTGACGGTGTAGCTCTGCCCCAGCGAAATCGCAGAGAGGCAGTTTTGTAACTCGATCCGGTGCGTCCGTAGCCAGGCCAGGTCCGCGCCGTAGAAATCAACATCCGCAGGCATCCTACATATAGGCCCGCGCTGGTTAATCTTTTGCCGTTACGGCGGGGATTTGTGCGAAGTTTTGGCCGTTACGGCGGAGGAAACCGTTCGGTTTAGGCGCTCACGGAATGCTCTTCCTTGGAGTCTTCAGGCTTGGATTCATCAGGCTTCATGCCTGCGAAAGGATTGGGGATAAGTCCGAAAATCGTGGAAATCACGAGATTCATGCAGGCACAATCCCATCCGTGGTTTGGCCTCCCCTTGATAGCGATCCAGCGCCGGACCATGCGCCCGGTCTTCTTGTCCATGACCAGCTTCTTGAATTCTGACGCCATGTGCCGGACGAAATCAGGATCGACGTCCTTGGGGATTCCGTAGGGTGGGCCGAGTCCGTTCTTCAGACGGTTTAGGATGTCTTTGAATGTCGGGTTACTCCAAAGGATCAGCGGGCAAGACTGGTGCCGGTATTGCTCGGTGCCAAGCCCTGCACGCCCAACCATTGGAGGCCACGAGTAGGGGAGGAGTTGACGCTCCGGTGGGGTCTTCGTCTTGTCGAAAAAGTTGAAGCTCTTGCGGTCGTCACCCTTCAACGCCCGCCATCCATTCGCGCAACAGAGCTGGAAGACTTCGTTCTGCTCAAAGCCGCAATCGACTGCGACGGCCTGCGGCTTCACCTTGTATTCGCGCTGACATTGGACAAGGTCCGCGTCTGTGGTGAGTCGACCGAAGAACACAACACGGCTCTCGCCGTCCTGCGCCCATGCTTGAACTAGGCACCAGTAATGATCCTTCTGTTTATCAACCGTCATGAATCGCGCAACCTCCTTGTCCCACACCTCATGCGACTCGAAGTTTCCGATCTTGATCCCGTCTCCGAAAGCCACGTCCTCACGCCAAGAGTCACCCATCGTCTCCGTCACCCATGTTTTCATGGGCTCGATGACGCCTTGCTTGAGTGCGTCCGTTGCCGTCAGGAATTCCTCGACGATGCGTTTCCATGGCCTAAGCGGCGCAATCAGCGCGGACCATGTGTAGGACACCCGATCACTCGGAGCCTTGAGATTGGTCGGAACCCATTTGCCATTGAGAGCCATCCGCTTTCGGACAGAGAAATCGTCTCGAATCTCCCCATTGCACGCCGGGCAAATGTAGCGAATCGTCTTTGAAAGCTGGCCGAAATCCCAAACCCCACCCGGGCGCGTGTCCTCGTTATCGTCCCAGCGTAATTGCTTGAAGCTCATCTCCCATTCTTGGGAGCAATGCGGACACGGGACGAAATACCGGCGCTGATCACCTGCGAGGAACTCACGGTCTACGTCATCGCCTTCCGTGTCGCCGGTTGAGCTGATTAGTTCGCGTGCATTCCAGAAACTTTCCGTCCGCTTCAGTGCGGTTTGAAGCGCCCCTTTGGGATAGTTGCGAACCTCATCAAGAACCAGATACC